CATCTATGACATCCCAACCAGTTGGAACTGTTGTTCTAGCAGTTTCTGAATATCTATCTTCGATATGTTCAATGTATTCATGTCCGATATTTCTTTCAGTACCAGCATTTAATGCGTCATCAACTAATCTTTTGATTTGTTCAAAGTCACCTTTTGATTCCATTATATCAACTGATTGTATGATAGCATTCTTTAATGTTTGATTCTTAAAAAAGTCAAGAGCTTTATCTTCAATAAAATCTAAATCAGGTGCTTCCATATGTCTAAACACCTCTTTAAGATTTTCTACAATAGATAACTTCAAAACATCGTTTTCAACCTCTTGTGTTTTTACTTTAAATACATCAAGAGTTATACACTTTCTATATTCATCATAATATTTTTTACATTCCTTTACAATCCATTTCAGACTATCACTGTCAAAATGTTTCTCATCTAATATATCATGTATTTGTTCAAGAAATGTTTGATTCTTCATTAAACCAGCTATTGATTTTACTTGAAATGTATGTCCAAAATCTGTTAATTTATCCATTTAATCCTCTAAATCTATCTAATCTTGTAAACTCCATAATCCAACTATCTAAATTAGGAATAGCAGATGTTAATTTATCCTTTAAAAACATTGTCTGAAATTTATACTTAATCAGTTGTGGAACTTTACCATTTACAGCACCTTGTATTTTCATCTTTGTGTGGTTTGGTATGTCTACATTGTTCAATTGCATAAGTAAATAATTTCTCTTTAACAAGTTACTACTTTTTTTTATATTTTCCAAGAGTTTTATTTTACCATCTGATTTTTCTACAAATTCTAATAAATCTTTTGCAGTAAATTTCTGGTCATCTAAAATTCCTGGGAGGAATTTTTTCACAGTCTTGAGGCCCGCACCTTTAATTCCCCCTATATTATCTGACTTATCACCATCTAATATTCGGTAGGTTAATATATTCTGTGAATGTATACCATATTCTTCCAATACAGCTTGTTTGTTATATAATTTCTTTTTTGTTGGACTCCACACTTTTACTCTATCATCTACTAATTGTAAAAAGTCTTTATCTGTTGACATTAATATACAATCACTTTTTGGTAGTAATTGTTGAGATATATAAGCCATTGTATCATCAGCTTCAATACCATCTACACATATTAAAGTTAATGGTAGTTGTTCAAGATACTCAACCAACCTACCCATCTGTTGTCTCATAGATTGTTCTTCGTCTTGTGGAGCTGTTCCCCAATCTACATTACGATTAAGTCTTCTCTTTACTTTACGAGTAGCTTTATATTCTGGATATATCTTTTGTCTTCTACCACTACCATTCTTACCATCAAAGACAACGATTACTCTTGATGGTTTTAGAATATCCGAAGTATATCTTAATGACTTTAGAAATCCCATCATACCACCAATATGTAATCCGTCTTCGTTTAATGCAGGATTAACTGCGAAGGCTCGAATAAATGTATTCAAGCCATCCACAATTAAAACCCTATCATTTAGGTGTTGAACTGTTTTCGGTTTTTCACCTTTGGTTTGTTCTAAAAAAGATATAAATTTTTCATTTAAATCAGTTTTAGAGTTCATCCAGTGCCTCATCAGTCTGTTCTACATCATCAATACCAAGTTCCTTAGAATCATATTTAATAATACAAGCATCACAGATTAATCCGTAACAATAATCTTTTAATTCTGAATTACCTAACATAAGTTCTTCAAAATCTTTAGATAAGAATTTGTATTCTTTAATTAATTCACCAGTTTCAAGGTCACAATGTTGTAATGTATACCAAGCACCACCACTCTTTAAAAGTTTGTGTTCTTTCATTACAGTTAACCAACTACCAAAGTCATCAATACCTTTATCAAAGAATAATGGAAACTCTACAGTCCTCATTGGAGGCCCAAGACGATTCTTAATCACTTGTCCTTTGATTTTAATACCTATGGTATTTTTATTAGTATCTTTGATTTGTCCAGCATTTTTGAATCTAACACGAGTTGATGAATGGAATGGAAGAGCCTTACCACCTGAAGTAGTCCAAGGATCTCCAAACATAACACCTAACTTTTGTCGTAATTGATTTGTGAAAATCAATGCAACTTTTTGTCGTGCTATCATTTGTGTTACTTTTCTCATAGCTTTTGATATGATGATTGCTTTGGCTGTTGCCCAACCATCTTTATCAAAGTCAGCATCCATTTCTTGTTTAGTAGAAGCAGCTGCTAATGAATCAACAAGTATAGTTACTAACTTATCTTTGTTTGATTCTCTGATTTTGGTAACAATTGTTTCAATAGTATCAAATATTTCTTCACAAGTTTCAAGATGTACATATAACATTTTACTTGTATCAATACCAATAGCCCTCAAGTATTCTTGAGATACTGCTGATTCTGTATCAATGTAAACTGCGATACCATCTTGTTTTTGTGTTGAAGCCAATAGATGAGAACCTATTAGAGATTTACCACTACCTTCTAAACCATTTAGTTCGGTGATTTTACCTACGGCAACACCACCATTTGGTTTATTAGCAATTGCTAAATCTAACATAGTTGAACCAGTTGAAATCCAACCCGTCACATCAGTAGGATTACCACCTTCTTCAAGGAAGTAAGCAACCTTTTGATGTTTGAATTGTTTATTCAGTTCATCGGCAATTATCCCAGCCAATTCGTCTTTTTCTGACATATTGTTCTCCTATTATGTAAAGAGTGAGAGAGTGATGCTATGAATACTTGTATTCATGTGAGAAGTTTCATATGTGAATTTCATCCCACTCATTACAATTTGTTGTTATTGATTAAGTATTGAACAAGTTATCAAATGCGTCTGCAACATCAGTTTTAGCAGCTGTCGCAGTTTGTTCTGCAACCTTTTCAGTAGTGTTCGTTGGAGCACTTGTTTCTGCGTCATCTGATGGGTTCAGAAAGTTTTGAAGAACATCTTTCAACTCATCATAAGTTGGTTCATTGTAAAGTTCTGTTAAATCAGATTGATTTTCAAAGATACCTTTTAACATCTCAGCATCATCAGTAATCGTTGTCTGATTAGGTTTAACTCTTACAGTAGTTTTACCATATTGATTTCCAGCCTCAGCAGGAGTCTGTCTTTCAATACCAATATCTCTACCATTAGTAGCATCTGTGATGTCACCATAATCAGGATCAGCAATTACACCAAGAAGTTCTTGATATACAGTTTTACCGAATCCCCAAAATTTAACACCTTCAGATTCTTTACCACGAACAATCACAGGTGCAAAAGTTCTCATTTTAGGTTCAAGTCTTTTACCTTGAATCCATTCGTCTTTATTACCTGTTGATTTTAGTTTGTCAGCAAATTCTGCCACTGGGTCTGGACGACCAAATGACATTGGTGATAGGTAAGTTTTATTATTACCTAAGTTATAATGAAAGTATAATTCAATGAAAGGATTATCTTTATTATGTTTGTAAGGAACAATACGCACAACCTGTGTACCTGGTTCAGGCTTCCAAAAGTTATCTTTTGTATTTGAAGTTGATTGTAATGTTGCGAGTTTGGATTTGATTGCATCTATATCCATTTGTATTTCTCCTATGTGTTTTATCGTTTATCGTTTATTAGTTATGGTTTTTTAATGAAACCATATAACCTATTTAATTCTATCTCTATAATATATATCAAAAATGCAATATAAGTCAAGCTTTTTTTTATTTTTTTTTTAATCACATTCTTTATTTGGATTGCATTTACAACTAGCATCCCATTTACCTATTGGGCATTCAGCAACAGCATAATGTACCTTTACATTCATAAAACAACCACAATGTGTACATCTACCATCTTTTTTATTTGTATCTGGATTGGTTTCATCGTATTTGAGGTATGGACAACCTTTACAGATTTCCCATCTCTTTTCAGCTATTTCTTGAGGAGCTATAACTTGAGAACCTTTCAACCAAGACTTGAGAGACTTCCAGTGGTCGGTAGCTATATTACGAACCATTTGAGATGTTGGTGGAAGTTTCTTTTCTTCGTTCAACATCTCTTCGGTTTCTTTAATACATTCTAACTCTTCTTTTGTTGCTTCTCTGTTTTTTGTAACCTTTGGTTTGAATTTAAATTTCTTCACTTAACCCCTAAATGTTTCATCAATTTATCCATTTTTTTCTCTAATGAATCAACTCTTTTTATAAGTTTTGTTGATATATCTTTTTCTTGTGGTGTTTGTCTTTGTTGCATTTGTTGTTGTCTTTGTTTAAAGTTTTTCAACACAACTTCAACAGGTTGTAAATTAGGAAGATGTTCATTTTCATCTTTCCATTTAGTATATTCCTTACTCCACTTTTCCAACTCTTCATCTGTTGAATTTACATTAGGTGGTTTAGGAGGTTCTGATTTTGGTCTTGGCATTTCAAGAATTTCATCAGCTGTTTTTCTTCTATCTTCAGGAAGATGTTCATTATCTTTTAACCATTTATTGTAGTCTTTTTTCCATTTTGTAACTTCTTTTTTCTTCGCATTCATAAATGGTGGTCTTGGTGGTACTCCATTTGGTCTTGGTGGAGCTGGAATATCCTCTCCATTAACCCATTTTTCTATGATGTCTTTTTCTCTATAACCACATACTTGGTTACCATTACTAGCATCAATTAACCACGGTGTTCCGCATTGTTTATTGTATTCTTTTGAAAGTTCATTTTTTAATCCTTGATTATCTTTATCCGATAAATCCAGTCTTAATATATTGTGTCCCTCTTTGTTTAATTCATCAATGATTGGGTCTAATTGTTTACAATACCCACACCCAACTGAATAAAAGTAATATAAGGTAGATTCTTTTTTAGCCATAACCTATTTTCTCCATTGTTTTAATTATAATATACGAAACATTTCGCATATAAGTCAAGCATTTATTTCAATTATTTTATAAATCCTTGTATTTATTTTATTTAACCCATCGGAATTTGTTACCATTAACATATTCTTAAAGTTTTCCCATGGTATCATAAATTTATTATCCATAACACCATTGTTTAAATTCTTGATACATTCATTCAATGCATTTATTGTATATAATGTATTTGAATGTTTTTTTCTATGTAGTGAAATCGTTCCCTCTACTTTATTATAATCCACACCACCTTCTGTACTTACATTGTATGTGCAGATTAATTCATTCACATTATTTTCATTTTGTAACACATATACTTTATTAAACACAATACTATATGCATCAGTTATTTTCTTGACAATTTCATCAAGATTATCTTTTATTGTGAATGTTGCTAGTAGTTGAGATTTCATAATTAACTCTTACTCTTAAAACAATCTTGCATATCTTTACTATATGCCATTGTATTATTTGTTTTACCAGTAGCACCTGCTTTAGAACGATATGTTTTATATCCTATTTCTTTTTTCTTACCCTCCGAATCTACAGCATATGTAAAAACTACTTTACCAGTAACATTACCTTGAGCGTCTTTTGTTATTTTTTCAGACTCTTCTAACCTAAACTTTTGTTTAAATTCTGTAGTATTCTTTACACCTATACAACCTCTCAATACTTCACCATTAACAATATTTCCACCCATATTGACATCCAAAGCAGAACCAACCATACTACCTGGTTTACCTTCTTCATATCCTTTAGGTGGATAATCCATCAATGTTAAGTGAAAACCTCTAATGTTTTCCTCTGCTTCCATTAAAGTTCCAACTCCAACTTCAACCCCATCAACATCTACTGTTTCTTTATTTAATTGATTAACTCTTTCTCTTTGTAAATTTACAACTTTTTCTCGTTCTTCTGATAAATTTTTCTTTACATCAATACCTTCTATACTTGAATCTTCTTTTTGTAATTGTAATCCTACTTTATTTATAACTTTAACATCATTGGTTTTACCTTGCGCAGAAGCTACATGCTTTCTTATGATTTCATATTTTTCTTGTGTGTTTAAATCTTTCGCATCTCTACCCTCTAAATATCTTTCATATTGTGACTTCAATCCACCACCTTTACCAAATAAAGCTTCATCAATATTTTTCTTTAATGTTCCTTTGTCATTTTCTATAATTCTAACTTGGTCTTCAATTGGTAATGATTCTAATCGTTGAGCTATTGGTGTAGCTTGATTGTTATAATTTTCTTCAATTTCAATAATTTGATTTGAATAATCATCCACTACTCTTTTAGTTATTTCCTTTTGTTCAGAAGTTAAACTATCATTATTGTCTATACTATTTTTATAATTTTCACCCTCTTGCACTAGTGTAGAGTTATCTTGAATGTCTTTTGTTGTAGTTTTGTCTGAATGGAATTGTACTAAAAGATTACCATCTTTATCTTTAACAAATGTTGCAGTATCGGATGGATTTTCTCCACCACCACCAGCTTTTGTAAACGCTATAGCATCTTCTTTTGTGACTTCAGTTCCATCTGGTAAGAAAACTTTATTAGCTTTATTGATTGATTCTACTTGAGCTTCTAATGATTTAACAGCACCATAGTATGTTTCCATTTTATCAACTTCACCCATTTTACCTTGTTCTTGTAAATGAGAAACTCTTTTCTGAGTTCTTTCGTGTTTCTTTTTAGCAGACCTAGCTGACACTATACATTTAGACATTAATTCTTTATTTTCTACATCAGGTAATTTACCAAGACCAGTAGTTAACTTTTGTTCTTTACCTAAAGTTGTATCCTTTGTTTGTTCATAAAATTCCATCGCTAGTTCTTCTTCAGACATATCAGGATTTTCATCTAACATATGAACACCCTCACCAGAAACTATTTCATTAAATGCAGAACCTGCACCACCCGGCGCTGGTTTAGAACCTATAGCTTTTTCATATCCACCATAACCATGTTTCAACATATCATTTTTTACTTGATTATCACCTTCTTTTGGATTACCAGCTACTTTGCCTATTGTAAGTTTTTTTGGTGACGGTTCTTGTTTTTCTTCATCATCACCTTTTTTAGTTAACTTACCATCTTTTGATATTTTTGTTTTCTTAGGTTCAGTTTTAGGTTTTTCTTCACCACCTTGTTTTTCAAATTCTTGTTTAGCATCATCTTGGTCTACTTTTTCGTGTGAACCATCTTCAATACCTTTTTCATAATTATCTTTGTTTTTATATTGAACGATTCTTCCACTTTCTTTAGAACGAGCATAAAATATCTGTTCTTCATTGATTAAATTCTGAATAACTTCGTATATAACTTTATTTGGTAAATTCAATTCTTCCATTGATTCACGAAGTTGTTGAATATGTGTTGTGTTTTTTGGATTAGGCATTCCATCATGAACACGATATGCCCATTCTACTAAAATTTCATCTATGATTTCTGAAATATGTTGCATTTATAACCTTTCCGTGATATCTTCCATTTCACCATAGTTTAAACCCATTTTTGATTTAGTGTAAAAATAAGGTTCTGTATCACCTGGTACATCAGTTTTAACTTCTAATATTCTTTTGATTTCTTTCAAAGTTTCAACTCCATCTTGTTTTGAAAAATCAAATAAGAAACTATCATATCCGTATAAAACCAATTTAGTCTTCTTATCTAATAAATAGTCTTGAATTAATAAAATCTTCTTAACATTCAATTCTGTTTCTAATGCTTGAATTAAATAATTAAACAATTTATTCTTATTCAAATCATCATAATTTTCTAATACTATTCTTCGTCTATAAATATCAGTTAAAATGTATTTATTCTTATTTATTTCATTCCATTTATTATTTATAAATTTATGTGTTAAATCAAAAAATGGTACTTTTTCTCGTGTTTGTTTATCAATTCCACCATATAATAATTGGAAACTTCGTTGTTTTGACTCCTCATATGAACAACCATAGTGTTTAGCCAAATGTTCGTGAACTGAATCTTTACCAAAATCATATTTAACCAATTGTGAAATTATTCTCAAATGATATGCATCATAATCCATTTCAACTAAATAATCATTTTCAGCAACTATAGCTTTTCTTTTCTCAGGTGGTAGAGCTGCAAAGTTCACAGAACCAAATGAATTACTTGGACGACCTGTTGTTGTCCATAGATTATAGTTTGAATATAGTTTTCCATCTGATATATGTTTTTTTACTCTCATATCAAATATATCACATACATCATTGGATACCTTTACACCATTTTTTTCAATACTCCAAAAGGCTTCTGTAAATTCATTCATATAATAATCATCAGTTCCACCAACATATGGTCTAACCATACTCTTATAAACATCACTACAATACTCATTATGTTTAGATAATGGTATGATTTCGTTAAGTTTTTTAACATTGTAGAACTTATTACTCAAGAAATCTATTGCATTATTACGAATATTATTGTCAAATGGTTTACCTGTATCTATCCAATGTAAGAAGTTCATATCTATAACATTATCAAATTTATAAAAATGATTTAATAATTTTTTATCAGGTGTTTGAATTAATTCATCATTTAACCAATAATAATCTTCCATCATTTTATCTGAATCAGGATGTTGTTCTATGATAAACATTGGTTCTTTTTTAGATATTTCTTGACACCATAGTGCTGATAATCCATTATCTTTATGTAATGGATGTAAGAATGGTTCTTTAAATATGGGTATAATACAATACATCGTATTACAATATATAACATTTATTTGAATAAAACAAGCTTTTTTTAATTATTAGTCGTAACTTCCTAGTTCTTCCATTCGTTTAGTAAAAGTCTCATTTTCACCTTTTGATACATCAATGGCTGGTTTTGTTGCAAAATTCTTTTTAAAATCGTTAGTGTGAATTGATGTGTAATCTACATCACCATCTTCATTATTAAAACTATCTCCACTCGCCATTGAGAATTTAGCTTTAGGTATAAAACCATAAAACATTTTTGGATTTTCTTTGTGAAATAATAACCACACTTCGTCATCATTGTAATATAATCCACTTGTTGGGGCCATAAAATTTCTACCACCATATCCATTATGATAATCATAACCAAAGTCTTCTCCAGTCTCTCCGCCAAGCAATCCTGCGGAGATATCTCCCAATCCTGTTCCTGTGTTTGAAAAATACATTGGACTTATTAATATAATTGCCTGTTTAGGAGGACAAGACACTTTGAATTTAAATATTTGAGCTATGCTTGTATAATCACCCGGAACAGCCACTGGTGTTATTTCTTTCATATATCCTAAAGAATCATCAAAGTTTTGAACCATAGTTATTGTTTTTCCCTTACCTAATTTTGATTTTGAATTTGTTTTTCCACTCTCACCAGTGAAAGCAAAAACTCCTATACTACCCCCAAGCCCAAAAGAGGCTGCAACACCTTTTTGTTCGGCCAAAAGGTCAGCCTCACCACCATTTATGCTTAATCTATAACCTCTAGCGTCATATTGACCATCATAAAACTCATTTCCCTTAGCTCTAGTTGAATAACTAAATGAAGAAGCGTCATTATTTTTATCTCTATAAGCTTGATTATCATCTATTTTAAATGTATCAAACAAATGAGGACTTAACGCAAAACCTCTATATTTACCTTGAATTGCATCTAAATTTGCCATTTTTTTTCTATATCTGAATACAGTTTCTAAAGTGGTGTACCATCCATCTGAACCTATGTTGTGTTTTATTTTTGTGATTTGAAAATAACAAGTTTTTAAATATATTTTTGGTAAATAATCAACTCTAAATATATCACCTGGAACTAAACTTGAAATACCATAAGTTGTTAATTCTAATTTGATTGGTAATGGTGGATTTTTTTTATCAACGAATTTACCAGCTAGTCTAGCTCTAAAATATTCTTGGAAATTTCTTGTAATAAAAAATCCATTTTTTATTTGCTCTGCATCTACAGCATCAATGATTCTTGTATTTTTACCTTTTCTCCCATCACCTGATTTATCAGTGGTATTTATATCGTCATCATCATCACTTGGTTCAAAAAGTGTTTCAGTATTGATAATATTACCATAAGAAGCATTTAGATAAAAATCATTACCTTCTTTTAATTCTGTTGTGTATAAATTCTGATATGTTTGTTTCTCTGCGTTTGAATCTGATAAGGACTTACCTCTAAAACCACCAATATCAGGTAAGTATTTTACCTTATTTTCTTTAGCACCAACAATTCCTTCTTCTTCTAAATTACCCGTCAATGTATTAAATATGTCCGCTAAACTAGATGCATTAATTATTGCCTCATTAACAGGTAACACTTGTTCATTAGTTCCACTTAATGCTTGAATGGCTACATTAGCACCAATGGCATCATTTGGTAATGATAAATTAACATTATAACTTTTTACGATTGATGTAGGACTCATTATGTCAAATGTAAATAATTTATCAAAAGCATCCTCTTCAATTATGTTATCAATACCTAAAAAGTTTTCATCAATGATTTTTAAAGTATTGTCTTGCCCTCCAGCTAATTTGAATTTAAAAATACCATATGAGTCTTCATTTATTGCTTTCAATATATAATTTACAATATCTTTAAATGATTTACTCTCAGGTCCAAAGGCTTCTTTTATAACCGCACTATTAATAAAAATTTCTCTTATTGGTATTTTTCCAGTTGAGTTCTCATCACTACCATTTATTGTTTTATCATAATCTGTAATTGGGGCTTCATAAGGGTAAGTATCAAAATATGATGGTTCAACATCTTCAGTTGCAATCCATTCATTAAATTCTTGATTAAATGTATCTATTTCAATCAAACCACCTTTTATAATGTTGTTATATGGAGTA